TGGAAGGAGAAAGTAGGTTACCCTACGGGGTGTCTCTTCTGACCAGAAGAGACAGTACACGCTTAAATGAAGCGTGATACCTGTCTGCGGCTGACTTCCCAATCAGCCCGACAGGCTCGCCCATGTGCTCCCAAGAAGGAGCTACACGGCGTATTTGTCTCCACCTAATAGGATCATGCCTGATACCTATCTTGTGGAGTCGTACCACGCCAGCCAAACATGCGAGCTCCAACCCGGAAGGGTTGAAGATACGCTTTTTGGCGCCGCGAGGAGCGGTAACGGCCTCAGAACCGACCGAAAGGAACGAAGCCGTGCTAACAAGCGGATAATAATACCCGCTTTGAAAGCCTGGATGTCGTTTCTTAGGTCGATCAGTAGCCAGAGTCTTAATACCGGCAGAGTCATCCTCGTACCAAGGGATCGGGCGCCATCTCACTAACGTGAGTAGATACCAGATACACCGAGGTAGTAAGATGCCTGTAGTAGCAGACCACTGGTTGAGGCCATTAATAATGGCGTACAAGTCGTGTTCCGTATCATATCGTTTGATAAAATACGGACGGATCGGTCTACCGTAATGGTAGTCCCCTCCGCACGACTCGCGGAACGGACCTTCGAAGAAGGACTTTTCGCGGTTCACAGTGAAGCCAAGAAGCTGCAAAAGGTGACAAAGTCGCCGGCCGCATCTGCGGTCGACGACGATATCATCACCATTTACAGCAAAGTTTCCCAAACGCTTTCCTCTCGGAAATCGTAAAGGGATCTCAGCTTCCTTGTAAACTGCGACAACACAAGCAGTGAATATGATTGTCTGTAGGTCAAAGGTATAACCATTGCCCATAGAACTGATCATATTTAGCTGTTCGCTCTGCCCGTTGGGCAACTCAACCGAAGGTGACCGAAGGTACTTCAACCACCAGACAAAATCTGGCGGAAAGAAGTTTTCGATCATCTTCAGTGAGATAGTGTCGGAAGCGCTTTCGAGGTCGAGTGTTACTCGACGCCCAGTAAAGCTTCCTAACTGAGCTAACTTCCTGTTTCGGGTCTGCTGATCTATGAGGTTTATCCCATAGAATTGGCGGATCCGAGTACGCAGTATGTCACCAAAGCCTTTCTGGAACACAATGTTCAAGCCAGGCTCAATGCATATACCACGGGAAGTCTTGTCGTTCTTCGGCACGAAGGAAAGTTTGCTGCCTGAGACTACGATGCCTTGACCATAATGGACCGAACGAAGCCTTTCGGCTTCGGCCCAGTTAGGAAAGGTGGAAACGTAGCGTTTGTACTCATCGTACAATGATGATCTTGTACAAGTCAGAGGTCCCGCGAAGAGCTTCGTATAGAAGTCACCTCCGCGGGCCCCGATAGCGGCTCCTGGACCAGGCATCGCATAATGCAATACATGACCAGGATTGCTAACGAGGGCAGAACCTCCACTCCCATCCCGAACGAACCAAAAATTGTAGATTTCCTTGCGGAAGTCCCCAAGTAATTGGTCGTCTTGGACGGAGGCTGACGAGTTAACCCACTGTGCACACTTCTGATTAGAAGATATGAACTTAGCGCAAGCTACAGAGTCAAGGTAGGCCGAATTATCTACTTTCAATTTCTTGAAAATGGATGCGGCTTGATGCCTTGCTGCAGCGGCGCGAGTGGATCCAATCATCTCTAGTCTCTTCTCAGAGCCTAGTAGATGACCAAGATCATTGTTCAGGTGCATGGTAAAGAGATCAGGGCTAAATTCCATCGATCCTCCATAGACTAGTTAAGGCTACATCTGATGTGGCAAGTACTCAACGTACTCAGTCAAATCAGTTAACTTGCAGCCATATCGGTACTCGAATCCTTTGCTGCGATCAACGAAATCCTCGACCTTCACACCATCAAAGTGGTATGCAAGGGCGCCGATTCCGATGCCGCGATAAGGACCAGGGATAAGATAAGCAGCAAGAAAGATAGGAGACTCGTCCTCACGGTCAAGATTGACCGTAAGGACCTGTCCCTCATCTGTAGCCTTAGACGTAAGCGTTAACTTTTCCATGTGACTCCAGAATTGAAAATTACATCACTTAGTGAGGTAATCAACAATGCAAGCTACGAGACCAGAGGCCTTAGGCCCGAGGAACGTAACAAGCAAGGCGACTACTGCGTCCCGCGACCGAGGTTTGATGTCAAGTAACATCAGCCCAGGATCCCGGTGACGCAGGTGTCACCAATTCCGACGGACTGCTGGGAAGCAGCACCGACAGCACATGAAACGAGCGCGCGAACGTTCGCACTATCGTATGCATCCGAGCCGGCAGGAATCGAGAAAGAAAATCTCGACACTGCCACCAGGGGTGCTTGGTTGGCGGCAAAATTGACGCCCTTCCGTACGATTGCGACGTAGTCATTGAAACCAACGGTTCCGTATTTGCCGGTGATCGGATTCGGCGACTGAAGAGTTTTGATGCTCTTCGGCCGAAAGAACGATACGGTAAACGGATCGGATGCAGCGTGCGTCCGAACGTTGGTCTGAGTGCCACCCAATGCTGTGACAGCGAATTGCTTGCCATTGACATCAGGGGAGGCATCGGCGGTAACCGTGTACGTCGGGGATGTGAATCCCGTCTGAGCGGCGCCCGTCACTGGGGAAGTGAGAGTCCAGGTCATGAGTATTAACTCCAAGTTAGAAGGGAATGAAAGAACGAGAATTACTAAGGAGAGCACCAATGTTCAGCCATTTAAGGCTGCCCAGTCCCGGTATCGTGAATTCCAGTGATGGAACTAACGAACCAGTAACCGGTACACGGTCCTTCCCGTAAGTCTCGAGGATGTGATTACCACTATGGCCAAAGCTACTAGTGACATAAAATGGGTGAGAATAAGGTTGGAAGTTGTCTCGAGTTCTTACGAACTTGTGAGACCACTTCGTCGCCTTGTTCGTCCACGTTATGTTAGAAGTAGCAAATGATGCGGCACTAACTATGTCACCAATATTGGTGAAATAGTCAACAAGGAAGGAGAAAGGGATAAGCTCCCACAGCGTAGGTACAAAACGGTCAAGCCTGAAACCGAAGTCTCGGGCCTGAGCGGTACCTAAGTATGGGGAGTGCACCCTAACATTTCCATAGTAACGCACTGAGGCGGTAGATACACGGTCATAATAAGTCGTCAGGTCGGACACCAGACTGGCATTGCCAGTCGTGAAGTCCTTCGAGACGATCTCATCCTTACCCGTACCCTTAATACGCTTGAACTCAGGACGCACTTTGTGAACGGTCTTAACAAGTTCATGATAAGCATCGTTCACATCCGCAATGAGTGGCTTCCAAGCGAAAGACCACTCAAGCCATGTATCCGCGACAACCTTCTTTCTACGAGAGAGGCCAGATGGTGTATTATATACCATCCGACTTCTACGGTTAGATTTTAAGCCTTGACGCTTCTTCCGAAGCGCATCAAGGTAACCGTGATCCATTCCTCGTATGAGAGATTGCAGCGGGTGGCGCAAGCCGTGGATAGTTTCTCTCAGCTCGCCAACAAAAACTGCGCCGTCGAAAGACGACATAGCACTGTTAGCGGCCGAGATATAACTAGCAAGGGCCTGGTTATTCGGACTTGAAAAGCCAACCAACGGAGATGTGGGCAGACCGCCCAAATCTGGTATACAAATAGAACCTATGAGCGAACCGGCATCAACTTTCCCAGTAGATTTCTCTATCCGAGAATAGATGATACGACCCGCTCCAGGCCTAAAAGTATAACCAACTGCAGACAGAGTAGAAGTAGCAGACTCACCACGAGCAATCTTACCCTTGTAACCCGGAACTGGACCGCCGCGATCAACGCCCTTTTTCAATGAGAATGAAAGAGGGGTAGTTGTATCGATGCGGACAGCCGGAGTAACAATGTTATTATTCACTCGCGTGTAAGTCTGTGTCCTCTCTACATATGTTTTCAGTGTTGGCATAACCTACCTAAAATTGGGTCAAGTACGGGTGTAACAACCCAAGCACGGGCGGCGAAAGCCGCC